TTCCTATAATAAATGCATGTACTCTTCGTTCTAATTTATTCATTATTCTTCTTTCTTACAATTATCTCATAACCTTCAATATAATCAGGCACGCTTTTCCCTGCTTGATCTGATAATTCTTCAATCATTAATGTTTTAACTGCAGGGGTTTCAATGATAATCCTTGCAACATCGTCAGCAACAAGCATCTTTTCATGTAATACTTTTAATTCTTTTTCTATATCATTTACTGCGCATGAGTGTGCACATGTCTGTATAAATAATAACATAAACATTAGAAGAAACATATTAATAAAATTCTTTCTAATAAATTCGTTTAATTTCATATAATTTAATTTTTTTAACTTTGGTAGAAGTGTTATGTAGTCTGTAAGAATTTCTGGTAGATGCATAATCTTTTTCTTTACAAATGCATTCATCTGGAAGCAAGCCACATCTAACGCAAGCCTCTTTATTTTTATTCTCTTTTATAAATTTATCAAAATTAGCTAATTTCAAACCATTATTTTGTTTTTATTATATATTCAAACAGTTTTATAGTATTGATTAAGTCTCTCTTTAAATTCTTTAAAGTAATGTTTAATATCATTTAACGTCATTGTAAAATTCTGCGGTTCTTCGTCTATTTCATTTGCTATCCAAATTTCTCCACCTGTCGGAGCAATATTATATCTTTCCCAATAAGCGATTGCATATGCTGAGACTTGTAAGAAATAGTCATTAATCCATGCATCTCGCTTTGGTTTGTTTGAGCTCTTGAAATCAATAATTTTTACTGACCCATCATGCATAATGCTAACATTATCTACAGTTCCTGCATAACCTCCACCCTTTTCTGACCAAAGAAATACTTCATTTGCTAATGACTCTTTAATTCGCCCAGTATAGCTATCTGTGTAATTCATAAACTTATTAAATAGTGCTCTACCGCCTTCTTTAGCATCTTCTTTATACTTCATGCTCTGGAGTTGTAGATCTACCCAAGCATCATCAACTATAACTTCAGGGTTTAGCAGATGTAATTCTAATAATTTATGCATTACAGTACCGCGACTTGCTGAATAAGTAGAAATGCGTTTAGCTTCTTTTTCACCTATTCGCTTTTTCCACTCAATCAAAAACGACTTATCAGAAGTTTTTCCTAAAATGTTAGTTACACTTGGAAATCTCCCAACGCCCTCTATTTCATAATGTCTACCTGTTTTTAGTGCTAACTGTTTAACACCTTCCACTATATTAAATCTCCTAAAAATTCAAATACTGCTACAGGGTCAATAAATTTACTTAAAAAATTATATGTAATTAGTGCAGTAAAAAAGCCAACGCCATATATAACTATATGCTTAATTAATTCTAAAAACGAAACACTATATAACTCAGGGTACATTATAACTAAATATGCGTATGAATCTGGTATCTTTCGTATTTCTGGATATGCATGATCTGAAAGCCCTATATTTAAAAGTATTTCATTATACGAATTTAATTGTTGTAGGACCCAGCCTTCTTGTACTTTCTGATGAGAACCCACAACTTCTTCAGACATATTAATGACAGTATAAATTCTCCCTAGCCAATCTACTCTCATTTTATGCTCTTGTAAAAGTTCTCTATTTTGCTTTGCAATATTAGAAAAATTCTTCCATAATACTAGCTCTTTAACTAATTCTATCCAATACATACTACTCCAATTCTTTTTTAATTAAGTACTTGCCTCTTCGAATTCTGTTCTTAACAGTCTGTAATGTCATATTATGCTTATTTGCAATATCTTTATATTTCATGTTATTTATCATTCTATCAATCATAATAGCTCTGTATAAAGGCTTTAACCCATGAATTGCTTCAATGACATCATTATATTTATTAATGATTTTCTGTTCTTCTTCAAGATACTCTTCATCGGTTATTTCTACAAATGCTTCATTACTAATATCTTCAGATGCGTTTATAGTAATATGACCATCACTGTTTTCATGAGGTGCATATCCCTTATCCAGCATGGGCTCAATTGATACAGTTTTCTTTTGTTCGTTAAAGTATGCATAACATTCATTTCTAGCAATACGATAAAGCCAAGTAGTAATTGCAAAATCTAAATTATATTGATCTATCTTTGTATAAAGCTTTATCATTGTATTTGCAAATAAATCATCTGCAACTTCTTTGTTTTTGACTAGCTTTAAGATAAAACCATATAGCCCAGGCTTTACTCGATTATACAATGTCTGATAATCTTCATCAGATCTTGTTTTTAAGAAATTTAATGTTGCTTCTTTGTATGTGATTGTTTCTATGGTATTAATCTCCTATTTTAAATAACATCGAATCTGATGTTATATCTTTTCCAAAGTTCATTTCTAAATGAATTCTCAGCTGTAAGTTCAACTGCCTTTTTAATTCGTTTATCTTTACTTACATCAATATACAAATAAATTGTAAAATCATAATTATTTGAATATATTAAACTTTGCCCAAGCCCTTCTCTAACTGAAGAACCCGTAGAACCCTTCTTAAATTTAATTGCAACAGAAACATCTTTATACTCAACTACCATATCTGGTCTATGGTATGTCCCAAGAAAAAGAATGTTATTAACTGTAGTCTTTTTATTGCCTTCCCATAAAACAGATAACTCTGCTTTCTTTTGAGCAGAAGACTCTAACAGTGATTCTGAACTAACATAAAATTCTTTTAACTCTTCAATTAAATGTGGGTATATAAATGACTTTATGTAATTTTCATCTTTATGAATATATTCGATAGTATCATATATCTTTGAACCTGTTATTGCATCTATGATTACATCAATAAGTTTAGTTCTTTTTATTGACTTATTAGCTACTCTCATGCTGGCACTGCTTCTTTTGCTTTTTTGTTAGGCTTTTCTTTGCTTTCTAGCTCATCTATTTTCACATCAAGTTCATTTAATTTAACATGAAGTTGCTGAACATTTTCATTATTTTTATGGATAGAGTCCATTGCTGCACCGACGTCATTGCCGATATGTTTAACTAATGTGATATGGTGTTTAGCTGCAGCAATACCCGTTGCTTCTCTGGCTAAAAGAGATTGATAAAATATATGCATCAAATATGCAGGAAGTGTTATTTTCTCTTTAACTGGTTGATTCTTTTTAATAACATTTAAAGTATCATGAAGCTCGACAATTCCTGGTGCTGACTTGTGATTCCATTTTACACCAGTGTTGAGTATTTTTAAAATAGAAGTTAAAGTCTTAGCGCCTTCTGGTAAAGAAATATCGTATTCTTTTTGTGCTGTTTCAATTTGAAGACTTTGTACTTCTTGTTCAAGTGTATTCCGTTCTTCTCTTAAAGCGTCTAATTGTTTTTGTTCTTTCTTAGTCATAAATATACCTTTATTTTATTTATTATTTTATCTAATTTATTTAAATTGTTTCAAAAAGAAGGTGAAGAAATACAAATATCATAATCTGTAAAATCCTTAAAATCATTCTCATCAGCTTCTATTCTTCGTTTTACTGAATCACCTGGCATATTTCTAGCAAGCAATCGCTCCATTCTAGTTTTTGCATCAATGTCTATATAAATTACTAATGTTCTTTTTCTATCTTCTGCCTTTATTTGACCAACTCCACTTGGTGTCATAATAAATATATCATCATTAAAAAATTGTTCTTGTGTTGTCCCATAGAACCATCCATTAAATTCAGCTACTTCATAAAAGGCATCAGAAATCTTCATTATTTCAAATTCAGTTTCAGATATGAAATAATAGTCTTCTCCATCAATTTCATCTTCTCTCATAGGTCGTGTAGAATAGCTATGCCCATAAATAAACCCTTTATCTTCTAACTGCTTTCGCATATAATCCTTACCAGATGCTGCCTTACCTACTAATACGATTCGCTTATGCATATTATTAGCTTTCTCTAGTATAAAAAGCCCAAATCGCTAATAATAAAATTCCTACTAATCCTGCTGCAAGCCCACCCCAAAACGGCAGAGTTACATACCACCAAGACCAATCAATATAACCCATAAGCTTAAGGGCAACGAATAAAATTCCTAAAAGACCTACTAAACTTGGTCCATCACTATGTATTCTTTTTTCTGACACTACCTTATTTCTCCTATATTATTTATTAAAATGTTGAGCAAACTCATCTTCTATTTCACTAAGTTCAACTGCATCTGTATCATTTAAAAGTTCTTCAGCATCTTTAAAAGATATTGTATTATTATCTATAGTATATGCTAAAAACTCTGCAGGTTCATGTGCAAAGTCTCTTCCAAATCTTGCTTCAACGACTAATGTTCTACCATCATTTAATATATATTCTTTAACCATTATCTAACTCCCTATTGAAATTAAATCCATTCATTATATGCTCCCCAGGTATTCATTATATCGTTCATTATAATTTCCATGCCCAATGCTACGTTTTGGCATTTTCATTCCTGGAGCATATTCCATTTCTCCGCCATCTAAAATCCATTTATAAAAATTATATAATGTTTCATGTTCATCAAATGTTAATGATTCTTCAATATAAAGTAAAGACTTCATATAATCGCCGGTTGTTTTTAATCCCATTGACATTAAAGACCATAAATGTCCATTAATATTTTTAAATGCCGGTTGAATGTTTGTAGTTGCTAAGTTCATTGTTTATTTCCTTTTTATTATGATTAAATTTAATACTATTTGCTGTACAATAAAAATGGTTTACCAAATTGAAATCCCAGTAATTTCTTCTAAATAAGTATCATTTATCCAATAAAGATCTCTGCCATTTTGAGCAGATCTTTCTTCTAAATTCATAAATCCTTTTTCAATTAAGCTTCCAATTAAACCTGCGATTTGATGTTTTGAAAACCCAGTTAATCTTTCAAAATCTTCAACATACGCGCATGATAAATTATCCCATATTAAATCTTCAGGTTTAAGTCTTCCACATTGTTCTTCAGCAATTATAAAATGGGCATTTACCATTTTTTGTTCTTTTTCTGTGAAATTCAAATTCATTGTTTATTTCCTTTTTATTATATACTAATCTAATACAATTCTGCATGACATGAAAGGAAAACTTCAATTATTTGCAAAATAATTTCATGTGGAGCTGGGGAGAATCGAACTCCCGTCCTAAATGTCATCAATAATAAGTCGTTCACAGTTTAGCTTATTTCTTTCCAATAAACAAAGTCAAATATTCTTCTTTTATATCTTATCATAATTGAAAGATAGTTAAGTTGTCTTTCTAACAGCGGTCTTACGGGTGTTTCGGGGTTACTGGTTTAAAGACATAATATTAACCCTTTTTACTGTACTTAACAACAGTTTTTACTTAATTTGTTTAATGCAATAGTATTAAGTAACTATCGAACCTAAGCAGCATATGCATAGATTGGCTGATATTGTGTAACAGGTGCTACAATAGGCATATCATAATCTGATAAATGCCAATCAATATCTAACCCTGCGAGATTAACTTCTTCGCTAAGTATGGTTGTGGGCACGTTTAAAAAGAGACTTACCCAATCTCTTACTGCACTTAATTATCAAAAAACACTAGTCGAAACCAGTCAGCCCCATTTAAACTTCTTCTACCACTTCAATTTTACTAAATTCAAAGTTATCTTTAATAAAATGATTTAATGCTTTCCCTGCAGACTTCGAATTTAAAAAACTTTTAAATGAATCTTCATCAACATCAAAGTAATCATAAACACTTCCACTTTTAAAATATATGGTAAGTGTCCTATCCTTTACTAAATATGCAAAGGATTCTATTGTTGATGAATTTACTTCTGCTCTAATATATGTATACATGTTTTCCTTCTAGTTTAATTATAATATTATATACATAGTGTTAAAAAAGTTTCATATATATTTATATGTGCTTTAGTAAAAGTTCTTAGACTAAACCCTAGAACTTGTGTATATGCTTCTAGTTCTAATCTTTTAATACCTGCGGGTTTGTAATATCCACATCTATACCAGCCTTAAGTGAATCATCGACTTGACCTAGCTTAGCATTAATTTGAGCTCTCATAAGTTTAAGTTCTGCAACAATATCTTTATTACTTATGCCAGGAACTGTGACATTTGTTACATTATCTGGTAATGGTGCACCAGTAATACTGCTTGAAATGTTTGCGCCCATATCATTAATTCCCTTGTCCATTAAATCTCCTAATGACCCAATTGCTTGTTGAATTGCTGTTGTATTTTCTCCAGCGTGTCCCATGTGTTCAAACATTTTGCTAACCCCTCTAACGTTATCCATATTTAATGTACTTAAACTTTGGCTGACTCTTACAATTCCATCAGCAAGAGTTGCCATAGAATTTGTAGCCATATCAAGTCCGCCTAAATCCATCTCAATGGAAAGATCTGAAAAGTGACTTCCCATCTTCTTAAAATTATCAAGTGCTTTTTTATCCATATTGCCCATTGAACTTAAGCTACTTATAAAACTTTGCATATTAGTTCCAATTGTTGAAATATCTCCAACTTCAGAAAATGCCTTAACTCCAACTCCCATGCCACCCATAATTTCACCAATGCCTGACATTGATTTAATACCTTTTTTAAGTTCTGATGGTGATAAAAATGAAAAGAAACCACCCTCCCCTTCGCCAATACCAGTAAATACACCAGATACTGCGCTAACAATTCTAGCTATTTTACCGTTTTCTCCAGCTAACTCATTTATAGGAATTCTTAAATCACCAAAAACCTTTAAACTGCTACCAATATCAATTAGTGTTTTAGCTGCTAATTTTAATGTTTTTGATTGTCCACTTGCTGCTCCTCCATCTAAAAACCCACCAAGTAAATTCTTCGTTGATGCCCAAACTCCTTTACCACCACCAAATACTCCCTTAAGAGTAGCTATTGCCATTTCAATACTTCTGCTATGTTCAAATGTCCAATTTAACTGTTTTGCTTGAATTAAACTAGAATTAACACTAACCAAAGTTCTAGCAGCTGTATTAATTGCATGTGCTTGAGATCCAGCACCTATCGCATCCATAAATCCGCCTGCTGCATTGCTTATACCCTTTAAAAATCCCTTGCCACCTCCAAACACTGTTTTTAACGTAGCAATAGCCATTTCAACAGAGAGCGAGTCTTCTTTCTTCCAGTTTAAAGTTCTTGCTAATGCAAGTTTATCTACTGCAAAGCCAATTGTTAAAGCACCAATTGCAACAGATGCAGCATTTAACATAATACCTGGTAAATCTACAGCAGCACCGACAGTATTAAAAACACCCTTAAGCAAACCCTCGCCAGCACCGAATGCTGCTTTAACACTTCCAATTGCATATTCTAAACTTTCTGAATCATCTTTTGTCCATACTCCTACTTCTTTTTTAAACTTTCCTAAACCCCAGCCTAAAGGAACTAATGCAAGACCAACTAATGCAATCGCAATTGCACCTGCTGCGATTAGACCTATAAGAATACCAGCAACTGAAAACTCAGCGCCTAACATTAAAATCGTTGCACCTAAAATAGCCACATCACTCCATTTAACTTTTGCATCTTGCCATTTTGTAATACCCCAAGATAATACCCAAAGTACAGGACCAACTAGTAATAATGCAAGCGCACCCTTTGCGATAGTCCCAGGACCAACTTTACCAACTACCCAAAAAGCACCAGCTAACATTAAAAGAGTAGCGCCCAAAGTAAGAATCTGGTCATATTGTATATTTGCTTGACTCCAAAATGTCATTGCACCTGTCAACACAAAAATCGAGCCGCTTATAATCAGCATTGAAATAGATGCTTTTCTTGCATCTTTATCTATTTTGGATAAAGCCCAAACAATACCTACTGCAAATGTAACCATACCTGCTATTGCAATTAATGCATTCCAATCTTTTACAACCGCATACCCTGCAAATATTATAGCACCTGCAAATAACAGCAATGATGCAGATACTTTTAATAGAGTAGATGAACCGTCTTTTACTCCATCCTTCATTTTTTTACCAGCCATTTTTGAAAACACCCAGGTTGTAAACTTAATTAATAACATAACTGGAACAATCGCTACACTTGCTGCCATGTAAATGGGTAGTGCTAATAATATTGCTGTTCCAAAACTTGTAATTGATTGCGCCTGAAGTTGTAATTGCTTCATCGCTTTAAATTGTTTAACTGAACCGACGGTTGATAAAACTGTGTTTTGCTTTTCAATAATATACTCAACTGAACTAAAAATCATATCTACCACTTTCTTTTTTAATGGTAAATAAACAGGTATTGATTTAAGAATTGTTTGTCCAAATGTTATAATCCCCTCACTTATATCTTTAAGCTTTTCAAGATTTGTTGTTTCTCCTCCGTCACTTACTTTCTTTAATCTCTCTGCTATTACAGTATCAAAGGTAGTAATAATATTAGCAATTAAACGTGCAGAAATTTTAGCAAACATCTTTGCTTTTGCATATATTGGTATTGATTTAATTATGTTTTCTCCAAATGCAATAATTCCTTCTGAAAGAATTTTAAGTTTTGCTAAACCTTCTGTTTGAGATTCATCAATCTCTGAAATCTTTAATTTTTCAAGTAACTCTACATTTAAAATGTTAATAGTTGATGTTATTAGGTCTCCTGCAGTTTTTGCAAAAGGTCTTGCTGCTAAAAACACAGGTATTGATTTAATTAAGCCTAAACCAAAACTTACTGCACTTTCTGATATCTTCTGTGCACTTTCAATTGTTTCTAATAATCCGCCCTTAGTTTCTATTGTTGTTAATTTTTCAAAAGGCTTAATCACATATATTATTTGATCAACAAAGTGAGCAATGCTCTTTTCATCAATTTTATTAAACTTATTAATGCTAGTTATTAAGCTTGAAATGCCCTCTGCGAACGCTTCTGTTGACTTTCCAATATCTCTGGTACTACCGCCCTTCCCTGCTTCTGTTGTCTTTTTAGCAGTATCACCCAAAAGACTTGAAATGCCTTTAAGTTCTTTAATGATTGCAGCTTGATTATCTGCACTTAGTTTCTCGAATGGTGATTGAAATTGTGTAGCCATAATTATATTATATATTAAGCTATATATTTATAATTTAGGTGTTTTCATACTAGGCATCTTCGGCATCTTCGGCATCTTCGGCATCTTATAACTTGGCGTTTTTTGACTCATATTCGTTTTTTCATTTTCAGCCTTTTGAGCATCTTGCTCTTTCTTAAGATGCTCAGATAACTCCCGTATCATGTATTGAAACTCATAATACGGAAGCATCTCAATCTCAGATGGCGGAATATGTAAGTGATATATGAGATAAAACTTAGTTTTAAAGAAGTTCTCCAGCGAAATCTGAAATAATGAAAAAACTCTTGATTCCCCCTGGAAATCGTACGGGAGCGGTAACCTCAGCACCGCAATTTTCACAAACTATAGACATTTCATTAGTAACACCAACTTTTAATTTTTCAGCTAATTGGTGTCTAATCATAAACTCTTTACTGGTCCATGACTTTGAATCAACTTCGCCTTCATAAATCTTTTTAGATGTAAGTCCTCTCCAATCGGAAAATATGTAAGGTGCGAGTTGAACCCAGGCTCTATCCCATGTTTGATCTTTCATTTCTTTATCTTTAATGTACTTCGTAACAACTTGCATAACACCAATTGATGGCGGTTTAATAGAAATATGCCCAGCTGATTTTGTTTCAACCTCTAGCATTCTGGTTTTATGATCATAGTACTTATCAAGTTCTTCTGGTATTTCATTTAAATTAAATCCATCTTTATTGATCTTAATGATATTTTCTTGTCCACAATCATCGCATCTCTTTGTAAATTGCAATTCATTTTCAGGCTCAGAGAATGTTAAATCTCTAATTGCAAGTAATACAAAAATTCTATCTTCTTCAAGAATATCTTTCCAAGTCATCTGTCTTGAATTAGCAACTAGCCTAGAACAGTTCTTAATGACATGATTAAGTTTATCATCCACATCAAATAGATCTGTTTCATCAAGAGTTGAAAAATGTCTGATGTCAGCTACGCTTGCTGCTTTAATTTCTAAAGTAGCATCTTCAGGGTAAAATCTCCCTGCAGAAGGAAGCATAGATATATTCATGGTATGCCAGCCTAATGTCATCCCTGTTTTTTCTGTATTAGTTTCTTTTTTAATTGAACCAAGACCAGATTTACTTGTCTTATCTTTAATTTCACTGGTAGAATCTAGATATGGGTCATTTAAATTTTCTGCAAACAGCCCGCTATCTTGCTCTTTTTTCTCTAACTCTTGTTCTATCCTTGTCTTTTTTGCTTTGCTCATTATATTAGCTCTTTTGTTTTCATTTTAACATATGATTTCTGCTCATGTAATATTACACTAACATGTGCATTTATTATTTTTCTAGCATAGGAAGAAACTGACATTGGTTTTATTTGCTCTGCATATGCTTCATTTAAAATAACGGTATTTAGATCTTTCAACTCTGACTTTGTCAGCAATACTTGTATTTTTTTATTTAAAAGCTCGTTTGTAATTTCTTCATCGCTGTTATAACCTATACTTTTATTGTACGCTTTTAGCTGCTGTATCCAATATCTTTCTCTTTCGAATAGCTCTGACTTTGTTTCACAGTGTTCTATTACTTCCCTTTGAAAATTCTTAATACCAAACTTTCTGATGTCTTTTAGTAAAGCTTTGCTTGACCCAAGAAAATTAGGATTATTTTTTGTAGAGGATCCTATAAAAACCTTCCCGTTTAGTATATTAACAGTCTTAAATACTAACATTGACTATATTATTTTTTTAGTTTTGTATTATATTATATATTGAATATGCACAAAAAAAGGCCCAATATAATACTGAGCCTTTTCTGTAGTGAATCTCTATACGCTGTTAAACTTATGCAAGTTCTTCAGTCCAGGTATCAGTTCTAAATGTAACTGTAATTGGATCTAGGTCTGTAGAGCTATAGTCCAATTCTCCCATTTCAATTGCACCTGTTATATATGCATCTTCTAATGTAATCTTTCTGAAAATATCTCCAGATCGATTATGCTGAACGATTATAACTTTTCCGATGTAATCTTGTTTTAAACCAACTTCACCTGTTGCAGGATCATAAACTTTAGTATACCAATCTTTTAGTAACTTATACAAGTACATCTGATTAGAATCATTCAAGTTCATTGAAAATGTAATTCCAATATCTGCCGTAGTTGCTTCAGGCATCGCAGCATAAGTTCTAGTAGAAAATTTATATTTTTGTTCTACTGTTCCTACTTCTGGATTTAAAGCACCTAGACCTGAGACTGATTGCACATGTTGCATGATAATTGGATCAACGCCTGCACCACCTGGTGGTAGTAGTGTTACTTCAAACAGATTTCCATAAACTGGTTCATATCGTTTATCACCTGTTCTTGTTTTATCTTTTGTATAATGTGGTAATGCCATTATTATTATTATTTTATTTTATTTATATATTTTAAACATATTGGCCAGTTGCAATACCTCCTGTTTTAAGAACTGTAGTTCTATGAACAAGAATTTCTAAACCTTTAACTGGTTCTACAAAAGTATCAAGAATACCCATGTTTGCGTCGACTACTTCGTTAGAATTATTAGTAGAATCCATGACATTTCTAAAGTCATAAACTCCTCCTTCTGCTTTAACAGTATTCATGAAGCTATCTGCTAATGTTTTAATTTCAAGTCTTGTCTGTGCTGTATTAAATTCAAATAAGTAATTTTTAAGGATCGCAGCCATTCCATCTTCAATATAAATTAATACTTCTCTTACGTGTACTGAAGATAGTGCAGATTTAACTGATTGCTGTGCTGTTTTATTTCCAGTGATAGTTAAGCCAACACCTCTTTGGAAGATGATTGGATTATAGCCAAACGGTTCAAGAAAATCTCTATCTTCTCTATCAAAGTTAACTTCTAAACCAACTACACCAGTTCCACCTACAACTCCTCTTCTTGGTCCTGCAATAATTGCCCAAGGAGTAGCTGCTGTATACTTATCAATAAAATTATTTGAAATGTATGCTGCTGGTGGCACTTTAATTGATTTGCCTTTATCTTTAACTATTATGTGAGGTCCGTACCAACCTGAATAATTTGCTCCATCAGTAATGCTTGGAAATGCATAATTTTCAGATATTTTCATTGGACTTACTGTACCACTTGAATCAACATAATCAGCAGATGCTTTAAATGTAGCAACTGATGGTGCATTACAAATTGCAAATGCATTTTGTCTAGCTTTTGCTAGTTTTGATAAAGTAGATTCTGCTGTAGTTCCATTAGAAAATGTATCAACGACATATCTAAATGATACTTCATCTTTATTAATTAATGCTTTAAATAGATTCGTACCAAGAATTGGATTATAGAAATTATCTGTACCAGGTGCAGCAAATCCATCAAGATTATTCATATCATACGAAGTAGGTTGTGTCGCAGACATTGCTACTGGGTTTTCAGTATCCCATTTAGAATCATCTATTGCACAGAATAATCCTGTTTTAGATGTTTCGAAATTTATTGAATCTTCTAACGACATAGAATTTCCATCTCCATCTACAAAATCTGGAATAAGAATACCTTCGTATCTTCCAAGTACTGTAACTTGTGAAAGATTAAAGAATTCATCCATTGTTGTGTATAAAAGACCATTTGCGTCGAAGTAATCTCCAAATACTGCATGAGAACTCAAGTCTGCGCTCCAGTCACCTTTAAGAACTGCTACTTCAATTAAGTAATCAGAAATGAGATCATCATCAGCAATAAATTCTGGTACATTCCCAACTCCATACCATTCTTGTGCTTCTATTTCAAAGCCTGCTGTGTTTTCTGATTTCTTTACTAATATAGTAATTGGATCTTGTTTTAGATTTACAAAGTTTAAAAGCTTTGAACTGACGCCCATTGCATTTAGCATAGCTTCATCTTCAGGGTACCAAAATTTCTCTCTGTTGTAAAAATCTTGATAATCTCCATCTATTTTATATGCAGCTGTAAATGTTGCATCAGCATCTACTGCTAGTGCATCTACTGTATCCCCTGCGCCTATGTTATGTAAGTTCAATGCTAAAATAGGTCCTCTTTCAAGTGCAGTTAATGCACTTCTATGGAAAAAATGACCTAATCTTTCTAATTTTCTATCAATTGGTCCGTAAACATCTTGAAAGAACGACGTATCTGGTATATACATCGGAGTATTAGCAGGGCCTTTATTTGAATATCCAACTACTAATCTTATAGTTTCAGCTGGAATATTGACAGTTTGACTTTTATCAAACTCTAAACGATAAACCCCACTTGATTTAAATTGTGCTAATTGTGGTGAAATTGCCATTTTAATTTTATTTATTTTATTGGTTTTATTTATATATCAAGCTTTTCTTTAATAAATATTAAAATTTAAGATAATAATGAGTATATGTCAAAGTTTAAATTGCCTTCTAAGTTTGAATCTTCAAATATAAAGTTCTCCATAATCTTATAATCATCTTCATTTATTGCATCTAATAGTTCTTCTGCATAATCTGCATAATCTACAGTATTTAAAAACTCTGTAACATTTACAATCGACATTGCTAAATCATCATGTCCCATCTGTCCACCATAACTCCCATTTGGCATTTTTCCAAAACTTTGAATTTCCTTAATAGTTTCTGCCTCGTTTATGTTAATTCTATGCTCTTCAGCTAATCTCTTAAACGCTTGACATAAAATGGGTTTATTATCTTTTTTAATTTTTAAGCCATAATTATATTTTCTTGCATCATGTCTATGCTTAAATCTAACTATCATTTCATCATCAAAATTATTGCGACGCGGAAACACAGTTCTTAGCTCATTAATAAACACAGACCCGTATGTATTAAACTCAATTACAAGCTTAACATTTTCTTGCTCAAATATATCAATTGCTAAAATATATGTGATCTTTGCAAAATCTTTAATGATATGCTCATTGCTTCTAAATACTCCAATTTGTTGTAATTTAAATAAATCAATCAAAGAACCAGGGTCAGTTAAATATCTATAATATTCATGTTCTAGCGGAAGTACTTCAAACATGTTAATTACTGAATAATCTCCACCAGAACCCTCTGCTATATCAATTGAAAAGACAAAAAATCTATTTTTATCTTTAACAGATTCTATGTCAAAGCCTGGTCTCCAGAATAAATAATCGTCGATTGTTATTGAGCTATCTTCAAATACATTTAAAGTTTCTTTAGTATATGCTTCTCTATATCTGGTTAGTCTATCTAATGTCCCACCATCTAAAAGTAATGTTGAATTTGACATAAATTGATTGCCATATTGTCTATTAAATGCCTCTTCGCTCCCGAGATTTGCAATTTCCTTTTGCTTCCACTCTTCATCTCTTCCTGGGACTTGCCACCAATCAACTCTAATTGAATGAAACTCGTTCATACCCCTCTCAGCTTTATTATAGATATCATAAAATTTATTATAGCCATTAACTGTACTAGTAATAATAATTCTACTAACTTTTGATGCTGACAGGGTAGGAAACACGTTTTCATAAAAAGAATTTAGTATAGAATGATGAATGTGCGCAAACTCATCTAAAAATAACAAATGTATTGTAAATGAAATACCTGATTTTGCTGTAGTACTTTGACCAACAATCCTACAGCCATTATCAAATCTAGACTCCATAACATCATATTTCGTTACTCCGGGTTTCATAAAAAATGGTAAGTTTTCTATAATAACCTTTGTCTTATCAATAATTTCCTTTGTAGTTGCTCCCTTATTCGCTAAAATCATTGTATTTTTATCAAAACTGAACAGATTGAACCATGCTATAAAAATACTTGATAATATAGTTTTTCCGACTTGGCGACTCGCCATTGCAATAACAAAACGATTTTCTACCATATCTATCAACATATCTTTTTGATAGTCTCTTAGTTTTATGAGCACTATGCCATCATCAGTCATTACATTTGCATAATGTTCTGCGAAATAAATAATGTCTTTAGCACATCTCTGAATCTCTCCCATTTCATCTTTAGTATACTCAAATATCAGGTTTCCTTTTCTGAGATTAGGATTACCCTCATAATAAGGGCTTGCCATTTTAATGTTAATGCCTTCTTCTTGAGCTTTGTTTAATTCATTAAGCTGTTTAGTTGACCATATAAACTTCTCAACTTCATTGCTTTTGGCAACACTATTAGGTACCCAAGATCCATTTAGCATTAGTTATCTTCTTTAATTTCTTCAAATTCACTATCTATACTACCTTGAATATCTTTCATTAAATTCTTTGTACCTCGATGTACATGACCTTCAACTTGCTTAGGTTCTTCTTTACCTTGTAACATTTTACCCTTATAAACTTCAAGATCTCTACTGAGTTTTTTAGTACCTTCTTCTGCCGCCATTAAATATAAAGTTTGTGACTTGATAATTTCAAGCATTGATTTTTGAAGTGTTGCAAGAACTTCAAACATTCTGGGCGCAAGTTCACCAGAATCAATTGTTTTTAATAGTGTTGTTAATGCCATCTCTCCTGCTTCTAACTGGAACATTAAACTTGATAATGTCATTTTATCAATCTCTGCCTTTATCTTTAAATACTTTTCTTGCTCTATAATCTCAGCAGTAAGATAAAACGACATTAATTGATCTATTGCTTTAGCTGCTCTTTTTTGTGCTCTTGTCTTTATTATAGTATAATCATTATCTTCAACTGGCCTCATAGAAGGAAGCCCTTCTGTATTGTCCATATCTACAGTATCGTCTGATATAAATGCATCTAGTGAATCTGCAACTTCTTGAGATTGATCTTTAAGTGTCTTCTTTTTATTAATCATATATTATCTGTTATTTGCTAAACGCATTAGTTTAACTTGAGGAAGTGCATTATCTATAAGTATTGCTTTATCTGAATCTCTAACGACGTATTGATTTAATATATTAGAATGCTGCTCTTCATCTAACGGCTTATTAAATATCCGTAAATTTGTTAAATCTATATTCCCACCAAGCACAGCCCAATTAATACCTTCTTTGATATCGTATAAGGGGTTAATGTCTACAGTATGTCTATAGTCTTTAACTAAATTCGTGTCTCCTTGTACCCAAGAGCGCTGGGTCATGTTTGTATCTAAATGGTATAAAAATACGCCAAGTTGATTAAATATGTTATTATGATTTATAATAAATGCATGCCATGTGTCATTTTCATAATCTGTAAGAGTTTCAAACTTATAAATATCATTATTAATAATAAATGCTAGAAAGCCTCTCATTATTTTAATACTAATACCTTTAGTAACGTCATCTGTATTTGAACATATTGGTGTAACTACATCTTTCCATATTGCTTTACCGGTAGCAGGAACTGCACTAGCTGCCCAGTCAAGCATATATTTTGTATCACTAATAACTTCTCTTACTTGAAATAAACCATTAATCTGTCCAGATTGCTTAAGTTCTACAAAGTCACCCACTGTATATACATTATCAAAGTATGGAGAGCTTAATTGAACATACCCAGAATCAGATAATGAATAACTTACATCCTTTATATTATCAGCTTGCAAATGACTTCTAAACCAGAACGAATACGCTCTACTTTCTTCATGCGTTTGCTTTGAACTTGCTCTATATTTTATTGCAATATTATTATTAGAGATGTTTGATAGATCATAGTGATTTTTTGATACTATTGTAAAGCTGTTATTAATGTCTTCATCTATAATTGATAAGTCTCCAGAAATGTCGCTTCTGACAAAATCATCTTTACCAGCACCTATTGTAGAATATTGCAATGGCTTTGTTGATTTTTCAAATTCTTCTTGCACTTCTTCACCAAATATTGCATCAACTCCTGTAATTAAATCATTCATTTCTTCCTGAACTTCATCAGATTTAACAATACTAGCTTTATCTTCATACTTATTTAATTGAAGTCTATAGAAAGTATGCTGTACGTTAAACTCATCTGCAGGTATAACTGAATTGACTAAATACATTCTATTCATAATTGGCAAATATAGATAATCATCTACTCGTGGTTCTGTTTTGGCTCCAAATATCTCTTGAAATGCTTTCTTCGTGACATGAATCTCGAATTCATCAAAATCTATCCCAAATGGGTTATACTGTAGTTCTTGTGTAGGAAACTCGTTGTTAGGTACCATGATTTTTATATCGCCGATTGCTGCTACAGACTTTAAAGAATACTCATGTAAAATAACATCTTTACTTCTTTCATTTGCAACTACTCTAAAATACTTAACATCATGTCCAAATATGTCACTAGTCATACCCACAAGTTGTGCATATACTTTATCTGCTCTTCCTAAATCATAAGGCTTAAATACATTATCTGTATTTATCTCTTCGATGATTAAGTTTCCAAATCCAGCTGGATCAAAATAATCACCAGCATATTCAATTTGCGGCATTATACTTAAAATACCATCATTAGTTTCAACCTCTAGTGATATTGATACTATAGAAAGTGCACTGTTTTGCTCAAGATCTGCTGCTTCAAACTTATATTCTATCCAAAAATCATTCTTTGGATCTAATTCTAAATTCTGTAAAGTTAAATCATCTAGTGGAAAATATTCTGAATATATGTCATTATCAATACTCCATCTAAAAAATTTATCAAATTTAGTATCGTCTGATTCTCCTAAAAAGTATGTAGCATTACTAAAACCTTCTTTTAATTCTCCTACAATTGCGAGTGTATCTCCTGATATTGTACTAATCACGTAGCTATGTTTAGAGTCTATCCAAATGATATCTCCAACTGCTACATCTGAGTTGAAGCTAACGTTAGTACCGAAAATAGTATCAGTCCCTTTAGCACCGCTAACTGTTCCTGAAATAGTTCCTCTATCTCTTTTAACTATTGATGATGATGATAGAATTGATTTTACATTTTTATATGGTTCATTCAATGTAATAACCAAGGTGCCACCTATTGAACTTACTGAATGCTCTTTAGCTATTAGTATGGTCTGTTTCCCTTCTGTATCTACAGAAAGTTCTTGCTGCATATATTGAGGAACCCATTTATCTTCTAAATATTCTTCTATATCTACGTCTTCTAGAAAATATGCAAAATCAAGATCATCATTACTTGAATGTCTTATACCAAAATAATCTAACGCATATCCTGCTATTATAGTATTCCAATAAAATTTATCTCCTATTTCTATATTATCTATGAGCCTGGCAGTTTCTCCATTATCACCTGAAAAATAGCAAGCTGCTGTGTTATCTCCTGCTGTCGTATTATGCTTATCTCCATCACCAACTTCAACTCTTACTCCATTCACAAAAACCTGAACCTCGGCATCTGCGTATGGTGTTGCTGAAATTGTTAAACCAGTATCAAAATCATTTACTTTGACATTATCAACTGTAGTTGACCAGCAGCCTTTATTTGAATCCCAATTGGTACCCGGTAAAGTCTCATCTATTTGAATAAATGTTTGTTTTTTAAAAACATTAATATCTAAATTTGATAGTGTAAAATCTGCCATATCTTTTTTATTTAGCTTTTTATTATATATTCATCTTATTTATTGGGAGATATAACATTTAATTGCTTTTCAATAGCTGTTAGCTCTTTTTTAAGCTCATTTGGGTACATCTTTTGGAGCGATGCTAAAGAACAACTATCTACTTCATATATGTTCATGTATTTATTAATTGCTTCTTCAGAATACTTAAAATTTAAACTTTTAGCTTTTTTCTTTTTTGTTTTTGTATAGAACCAGTATGGTATTTTCTTATAATTTAATGCAAGTCTACTCCATAAATTAACTACTTCTACCGAATTGATTTTTAATATGTTTAAAGCTCCTGCAGTTTCTGGATGTTTAATCGACCAAAATCTATTAATCATAAACGCATGTCTTTTCTTATCAGCATTAGATACATTGCTGTATCCAAGCTTTTGATTAAACATTACTTTTATAAAATCAAATAGCTTAGATGTATTCATTAAAACAATGTTGCTTTAGTTTCTTCATCAATGGTAAAACCTGATATTGAAGTACTTTGTTTGTAGTACTTTGAATGTCTTAATATTGTATCTTTAGACTGAAGAGATTCTTGCAATGCTTGTCTTTTTAAATACGAAAGCTCCACTTCATTTAACATTTCTTCATAAATCACATCTGGTATAGTTTTACGGTGCAAAAGAATTAAACTTATATTGTCCTGTAATGCATTTTTTATTTCAGCATATGTGCTATCACTTTGCACAACCTCCATGACAATATTTATAATATCATCTAGATATGTGTCATCAAATAAGTATATAATGCTCATTCGTCTATGTACTTCTTTAAATTTATTTAAAATCAAAGTAGCTTTTTTATCTGTAATTCTATATGTTCTTTCTTTACCAGTCTTAGTCATTTTTTTAATTTCAATAACTGATTTGACGTTATCTCCAGAATCTCCCATTAAAATTTTCTTAAATACGTATTCATCACAAAATATAGGTTCAAGCTTCCATTTGTTAGTTCTAATCATGTTTAATAATGAGTCTTTAATTGCATCTTTATGTAATACTCCAATGTTGAATATATCTGCATCTTGTTTTTCTTCATTTAGCCATCTTTCAAACCCAGGATATACATAAAGCGTGGATTTAACTGACCCGTAACACAGCGTGTATGCGTTGTTTGATCTGTTATAACTTACTAGCTGGTGCAAGTCTGAATCACCAGTCCATAAAATAACATTTTCATCTTTGCTATTAAGATAGCTGGACCATGCAAACATTAAATCATCGCCTTCTGTTCCATTTATTCTATTAACAATAATTCCATGAGATTTAAGTATCTCTGAAAAGTCATTGATAGTTGTCCACACGTTATCCCAATTTATATCATTTTTCTGTATTCTATTAGCTTTATATGTTTTATTAAAATCTTTTCTCCATGAGTTAGCATCTAATGTAAACACAAATCTATTACTAATTTGACTCCAAATTCTAAATTCATATGCAAAATCCATTGCAAGCTTATTCATAAATGTTTTCATAGATTTTTTGTCATTCATAAACACACCAGTCTTTGGTCTTGGGAGCACAAATAATCTTGACATTGCAAAATAATTGCCATCAATAACCAATGTATGTAAATCTTTATTCATTTCTATTCTCCTCTGATAATTGTTTGTAATTTATAAACCAATGATAATAGTGAAACTACCTCATCAATTACATGCACTCGCTGTGCTTGATGTTCTGCGACGGTTATAATCACGTTGGGTATGAACTTAACAGCATCTTCTTCTTCAGCTACTATGTATTCTACAAAATCGCTCCCTAGCGCAGCCATTACATCATCAACTTTATTTGAATAGTTACTAACTATTAACTTATAATTTTCAACTGGGTCTATATTATCAAATACTAGTTCAAATACGTCTTTGTATATAGAATGAAACTTCTTTACATCTTCTGCAGTAATATTACGCTTCCCTTCTGCTTTATATCCTTGAATTACATTTAATGTACTTCTTAAATCTGGAAACTTTCTTTTAATAAGTTCTGCTATTGCATAGTTATCAATCTTAATATCTTCTGCTTTA